CGTTCGCGAGTTTACTGACATTAACGCAACTGGCGATGCACAGATATTTACAGGCTGTCAGGTTAATGCATTTTCAATGACAATACCTGCTGATGGTTTTATTGAGTCAAGCATTTCACTCATGGGCGCAACCATGACAGAAGCTGACGCTCATCCTGGTAACTCACCAACAGCAACCACTACAGTTACTCCTTTCACATCTCAAGATGCAAGGATTTCTATTGGCGGGGCAGAGGACACAACTGTCACTGAGATTACCCTTAATATTGATAATGGAATGTCGCCCGTTTATGTTATTGGTGATGAAAAGCCCATCGAGGGCCATTTAGGCAAGATGTCTGTTACTGGAAGCCTTCAAGCTCATTTTACTAGCAATGCTAACTACACTCGCTTTGTTAACTCAGCAAGCCAAGAGGCGGGTACTGCGGCAATAGTTATTGAAATTGATAACGATCGAACAAGCTATGACAGCACAGATGGTATTAAGTTTAATATGCCCGTATGTGCTTTCACTGCTGGCACTACTGAAGTTTCAGCTGATGGCGTTGTTACTGCTAGTTTAGAATTTACTGCGCTTTACGATTCAGGTATTGACGGAGCTATTCAGTTTGACACTGACTTAAGCGCCTAATTAAACGCCTCTCTGGGAGAGGCTTAACAAATCCTTGGGGGATTTATGAATATTAGCGACCTTTATACAACTGACCTTCACGCAGACGGAGCTGAGTGTGAAATACTTGATGGCGAAGGGAATCAGACTGGATTGTTTATAACGGTGATGGGTGTTGACTCTCCCGTGTTTAGGGCTGAAGCAAAAAAGCAGCAAAAGGCATATATCGAAGCAATTAGAAATGAAAAAGACTTCGATGATGAAAAAATGTCTATTGATGGCTTAGTTGCAGCCACTGTTGGGTGGCGAGGCACTGACGAAGAATTCAGTAAGAAGTTGTGTAAAGAGCTTTATTCTAAAGCCCCCTACGTTAAAGAGCAGATTGATCGCTTTATGGCTGATAGGGCAAATTTTACAAAAGCCAAGCCGAAGAGTTAATAAGGTTTGGCGAATGGGTTTTTCACGCTAATGGTCGCCAGAAAGGAAGTAAGTCAACTAGGCTTGAATCTTGGAAGGCTATTGAAAGGATTAGTGGGAACAAACCTTCAGAATTAAAAAATCAGCCGGTACTTGATGATCATTTGGTTCCAACATGGGACGCTTACTTAGCTATTTCCCATGGTGTTGAGAATGTCACTCTGCAAGATATAAATGCATATTGTGATATTTTTGATGAAACATTAGATCGATGGCAGGTTGATGCCATTTTAGCTTTAGATAGCGCAAGGCAGAAAGAATGGCAGACACAATTGCAAAGCTGATATTTCAGGCTGACACATCAGAGCTTAAAAAAGCAAATAAAGAGCTTGGTGAGCTTACAAAAAATGCCGCATCAGCTCAAAATGCTGCTAATAAGAAAAATCAAGCTACTAAGACTGGTACTCGCCTTTCCAAGGAAGAAGCGCAAGCCAATAAAATTGCTAATGCTGTAAGAAAGGCTGAAATAAAAGCCTACGCAGAAAATATAAAAAGGATGAAGCGAGCTGAAATTAATGCCTACAAAGAAGCCGCAGCAAGAGAAAAATTATCGCAGACGCAAAGAACAGGCAATACAATTTCAAAAAAAGAAGCTGCTATTAGAAGAGCTGAAATTAATGCCTACAAAGAAGCCGCAGTAAGAAAAAAGAAAGCTGCCGAGCAGTCAAAGAAGCTAGCAGCACAAATAAACAAAAGTAGCGCTGCTAGTCAGAGACTTTCAGAAAGCTTTAGAAACGCAAGCAATGCAACGGCAACCTTAACCGGCCCACTAAATGGTCTTTCGGGGCGCCTTTCGTTTATATCAACAGGCTTAAACAGGATTGGTATAGCGGGAGTCGCGGCTGGTGCTGGTGTCGCAGGCATGGGTTTTGCGGTAAGTAACTCCTTAAGAGTGTTTCAGGATTACGAGCGGCAAATGTTCAAGCTTGAGGCAGTTGTTAAGTCAACGGGCGCTTCTGCTGGGTTTTCTGCGAGCCAACTGAATGATATGGCCATACAAGCTGGCCGTGATACTTTAACGTCATCAGAAGATATAAGAAATGCACAGGCAATCATGCTTACCTTTAAGGCTGTGCAAGACGATGTATTTAAACGATCAATTGCACTAACCGCAGATGTTGGTGCTGTTATGGGAACCACCGCTGCCTCCGGTGCTAAATCATTGGGTAAGGCGCTTGAAGATCCAATAACTAATCTTGGCGCTCTTACTAGAAATGGTATTAGCTTTAGTGAGGCAGAGAAAGAGAAAATAAAGACTCTTGCTGAATCTAATAAGCTATCTGAAGCTCAAAATATAATTCTTGATAAAATTCAAGAGCAGGTTGGTGGAGCAGCTGGTGGCGGTGGCTTGGTTGGCGCTACAGATTTGCTTGGCGACAACTTTAAGCAGTTTGCTATTGGTCTTGCTGAGTCTTCAGGATTGGCTGATTTTGCAACAACCCAATTCACATCTCTCGCCAAAGTCATGGGGAGTTTAGCTGATCTTGTTACAACGACTACTGATGAGAAGATAGAGGCTTATGATAAAGAGATAGCTTCAATAAAATACCTTTTGAATGAAACAAGAATTGCTGGTGGCGAACGAATAAAGCAGGAGATGAGGCTAAAAGAAGTTACTAAGGAAAGAGCCAAACTTGAGGTAACAAGGAAAAAAGAAGAGCCTTTCGAGGATGATTTTGACTTTGAAGAAGCAGATTTTGCAGACCCAGTTAAAGGCCCGTTAGATGCTTTGACTGCAGAAATTGCAAAAGAAAAAGTCGTTCGACAAAAAGAGGCTCAGGAAAAAGAAAGGGAGCGACAAGAAAATTTAGCAAGAAATCAGTCTGCTGCTGCTACCGAGCTAGAGCAGATAGATATTTTTCTACTTGAGCGCCAAGGAAAACTCGAAGAAGCTGCTTTGGCTGAAAAAGAGTTAAAGGATAGGCTTGCTGAGGAAGATATTAACAGAATGCTTGCTGCTGGCGAGATTGAGGCTGAGACAGCAGATATTCTGAAAGAGCAAAGGCTTGCAAGAATACAAGCGGAGTATGACGAAAAGCTGGTGATTATTGAAGAAAATGAGAAAAAAGAGCAAGAAATTGTTGATAAACAAAAAGCCAAACAAATAAAAGAAGAGGCAAAACTTGATAAGGTTCGCGGCAAAACTAAACAAAAAATGTATAAAGATATGCTTGGGCTTGCTGCTGTTTTCGCAGGCAAAAGCAAGGCGCTTGGCAAAGCCATGGTATTGGCTGAGGTCGGGATAGGGTTAGCAGAGAACGCAATTAACACTCAAGTTCAAATATCAGGAATAGAGAAAGCTTACGCTGCTGTACCAGGAGCAGCTGCTCCGCTTGTAGCTACAGCTTTGACTTCAAGCAAAATAAGGGCTGCAACTATTATCGCAGCTGGGGCTATGAAGTTTTCAGGCGGTGGCGGTGGCGGTGGCGGTGGCGCTTCAGGTTCTGCTGCTGCGGCATCTGCGCCTATCCAGCCAGCCGCTAATGATGAGGCTGCCGAGGCTCCTAGTGTAATAAACGTCACAGTCGATGGAACTATTGACCCTTCAGGTGCAAGACGTATCATTGAAGCTATCAACGAGGCCACTGAAGATGGCCTAGAAATTAACGCATTGGTGGGGACGTAATGGGCTACATACTAGCAAAGAATGAGCTTCATCATAGGTATTGGCGAAGCACCACAAAACCAACTATAACAATCAGCGCAGGCACAGAGGCTGATGGGCATGGGTTTTTAAACTCGTTTGATGATAACGCCGCAACCAGTTTAAAAATAAGTGGTTCGACTCAGCTTGTGGTTGAGGTTGTTTTTGGCGAGTCGGTTACGATGAATGGTTTTGCTATTTACGGTCATAACTTTAACAGCAATCAAGGCATCAAGATTGAGTATGATACTGCTACCGATGGCACTTACCTCGACTTTGAAGATGATGGCGGTCTTTATGATGGCACTTATTTGGCTGGTGATAAATTCTATCGAGCTTACGGGGCATATATTGACAAAGACCAGCCTTTGAGGAGGCTTAAAATTACAACCGTTGGCTGGGATGTAAATACCTTTATGAGTAACTTTGCGATTGGCCGCTGGGTTGATGGTATAGATATATCAGCACCGTTTACACCGCCACTTTATGAGCCGCAGATGGCAGAGATAAAACGAAACAACAAGGGTAACCCATTACTTACTGACACGAGAAAGATGCCTCAAAAGTTTAGTATTAATCTCGCTACATTAACTGAGGCGGATTTAGTTTCTCCTGTTGGTTTTACAGATACGATTAACGGACACAGTGCTAATTATGGGTTTTCTGAGTATTTTGGGTACTACCTTCCACGTTTTCCTTTCTACTTAATGTATGACGATGGCAGTGCCGCCTCAACTGATGCTGAAAAGGCTTCAAGACGTAACCGTATTTGGTATGCGGTACTCGATAAGCAAAGCCGACAGCCTTCATACAATACGCCGACAACGCTTAACTGGCGTATCCCAGTCGTAGGTTATATATCGTGAGCAGAGAGTGGACACCAAAACAGCTACAAAGCGATTTATTCGTTTGGCTGGATGGTCAAGACCCTAACAATAACAATGGTCAGGGGATACCTGATGCCGGACAGATTATTGATGAGTGGCGCGACAAAAGTAACAACAACTTTATTTTTAAGCTATCACCTGAAGGCCGCATTGATTTAACAAACCCTAAATATATGCAGGGGCAAATTGTATCTTTTACGATTACTAATGCCGGTTCAGGCTACACTGATGGAACAATCACAGATGTATCAATGAGAGATACAGCTGACGCTAATCATATTGTTTTCGTTAATATAACTGTATCAGGTGGTTCTATCACATCAGTTGATAGTATTGGCGGCTCTTATGACTGGCAGGTAGGTGATACATTAAATCCATCAAGCCTTAGCGGGAGTAATTTAGAGCTTACGGTCGCAGAGGTACATGATGTTGGCGGCGTGTTATTTGAGGGTGGTGCAGACTCTTTTAATGTTGAAGCATCAGTACCGCTTGAAGATTTGCATTTTTTCATGCTTGCTAATTTCAGGTCAGACACCACTGGGGTTTCATACTTTGAAATTGAAGATGGTGTGGGAAGCAAAGACGTTACTTTTAATTTTGAAAGTACTACCGATGCTGATGATTATAAAGCCGGTATCGAGTACACCAACACAAGTGGCGGAAGCTCATCCTTTACAGCCACATTGACTGAGTTAGAGCCACATATCCACGAGGCTTTAGCGACAAATGAATCTGTAAACTTTATTGGCGTTGATGGTACTACCGTTCCAGCACTTCAAAATAATGTAGGCGCTGACTTACCAGACAGCAACTACACGTTGAGGCTAATGAAAACAGACGCCTTTAGCGGTCGTGCAGATGGCGCGATATATGAGATTTTAATTTTTAATCGAAAACTCACTGGTGAAGAAAGAAGCAAAGTTCATGGATACTTAGAATACAAGTATAAGCAACAAAGCCTTGAAGACTTTGCAAAATATAAAAACACAGTACCCACCTTAGATACATTGTTTAATGATGCTCATAAACTGTCGCCAAGAAAGCCGATACAAGTGGTCAAGCTATACCTTGATTTTTGCGATAATGTTTATGGCCAGAGTGGCAGCACTATTCTATCAACTTGCACTGCGGGTGCGAGTGCTGGCAGTGAATGTTTCAACACAAGAGAAACCTGTCAAGATTTAACCAATTATCGAACGTCAAACAGCGGCAAGCGTGTTTATACATTTATCAGTGAGCAAGGAGATATGCTTACAGGTAAAGAGCGTGATGCACATCCGGCTTTGATGTCGGTATCCACAGCGCCAGTTGAGATTCAGCCAACAAAAGGCGTATCAGTTAGGGCCAATGTATCTATCAAGCTGCGCGATTTTATTTCAAATGATGCTGACGTTGACCCATACTTTGCTACTCGCAATATCATTGCATTAGAAAACGGCACTTACTTTACAAAGTTGATTGAGCGTAATCCGCATTTTTATGGTCGGGCTGTTGAAGTTTATGATGGCTATATTGACTACAAAGGCGACCTTGAAATATATGATGGCAAGCGCGAATACATTATTGACTCAATGTTTTTGGATAACGATGTTTGCACAATAAAGTGTAAAGACCCAATGACACTGGCAGATGAGCTAAAGGCAAAGGTTCCATCTGCTACACGTTTCAGTTTAGGCGCTGCTTTAAATAGCGGCACACATAACCATATTGAATTGAAGTTTGATGATGTTGCTTTGGATGGCAGTGTTCAGGCTGATAAAGATAAAGTGACTGATTATTTCGGTGCGGATAATGCTACTGGTTTTGTCCGTATTAATGATGAGATATTAGAATATAGGGTTGATGTATCTGGAAGTCACGCGGCACTTGATTTTGAAGCTCGCGGCGAATGGGGTTCTGAAGCCGCTACTGTTGCTTATGATGCTGATGATAGCGTTCAAAAGTGTATTGTGTTTGGCTCATACGATACCGGAGGCTCAGGCGTTACCATTGATGATGTCGCTTATGAGTTATTGGTTACACAGGCAGGAATATCCGCTGACCTAGTAAACAATGCCGTTGGTGAATTGTATTCATGGGCAGATGAAAAGTCATTGTGGTTAGCCTCTTTCAAGATAAACGCTATTCTGAGCGAGCCTAAAGAAGTCAATAAGCAGTTATCGCAACTGGGTAGCATGGTAGGTGTAAACTTTTTCTATGATGACCTGCTAAGCCAGATAATTATGAGGGCTGAAACGCCAGAGCTTGATACTTCAGTATTAGTTACGATTACTGATAACGAGATTATTGAGGATAGCGTTAAATTAATAAACGCTGAAAAAGAGCGTGTTTCAAGGGTTCAGTATTACTACAACCTTCGCGACCATACAGAGGACAGGGATAAGCCCAGAAACTACAAAAACCTTTACTTAAATTTTGATGTTGATAGCGAAGGTGTCAATGAATACAACTCATCTGCGATTAAGACTATTTACGGCTGGGGTGTAAAAGATACATCAACCGCAACCAGTGTCTCCCAACGAATGCTTAACCGGTTCAAGCAAACACCAAAGTCAGTGCAATTTAAAATGGATGCCTCGCAAGATTCGTTATCAACAGGGCAGCATTTCTATCTACTTACAAAGCATATTTTGAATTATCAAGGTCAAGAACGATTGATGCAGATGCAATGCACATCGACCAAGTTTGATAGTAATAAGCAATGCTACGAGATTAAGGCTAAACAGTTTAGGTTTGGCTCTACAAACTTCGGGATTGTTACTGAAAATGATGTCGGCGGGTTTGATAAAGATGCAGCAGATAACACAAGTGCTGGGTTTAACTCGGTAAACGATGCGGCAGGTGGCACCGGCACAGAGGACGACCCATATAAAGCTGTAAGGGCTACTGATTCATTTATATCTGATGCAAACCATATCACGGTCGAGTTGTTAAGTGGCGGCACTGGGTTTGGCACTGGTGATACGATAGAGTTTAAACCAGATGAAACTGAGACTGGGGCAACGGCTGGCACACGAGATTTAGCGGTTACATATACTCAGTCGAGTGGTGCAGTCACCAGCATTGATTCTGTTAGCTCTAACACTGCATCCGGTGATATTGCAGATGATGACCACGATGGTTATAGTGCGACAGAAATACTAACTGGCGAAAGTTCAACGGGTAGCGGTTTGAGCGTAAGAGTTACTACTAGGGCTAGAATGTCAGGCGGCCAAGAACCGTACACGATACTTTGAGGAAATTATGACTACTTATCGAGCAATATCAGATACAGAGGTGGCGGTTGATGCGCCGATTACTCAACAGTTGGTGCAGGCATTAAAGGATAATGTCCTTGCTATACAAGAGGGTGATGCCACTGCTAGTGGTGTTAGAATACAAAAAGAGGCGCTTGAAAGCGGCCTTTCGCCTTGGGTGCATATAGAAACAAAGACAATCGGTAGTGGCGATGCAACCGTTACATTCACTGACTCGGAATTAATAAATTACGAAACGATTAAGGTTATTGGTTATCTTGGCATGAGTGGTGATACCAGAGTTGGCCTTCAATTTGGAAATTCAGGTAGTTATGATGGCAGCAGTAATCATTACTCTTGGACTACTAGCACAGGTTTTGATACCAGTGATGACCAAATACTACTCTCTGATACTGACCTATTAAACGGTGGTGATGATTTCAGGATTGAATTCACGATTACGCAGATGTATCAAAGCCGAAGGTCAGCCGTTGAGGGCAGGATTTTTCCCACTGTAATCCGTACAGATTCAAATAGGGTAAAGCGTTCTGAATTTGCAGGAGCAAGATTGTCAACCACATCACATAGTCAGTTTAGGTTGCGAGAAGAAGGCGGTTCTTCATTTTCATTTGGTGAGTTAAAAGTTTACGGCTTAAGAAGCCCATAGCTTTAAGAGGTAGAGATGGCTACTAGAATCCAACTAAGGCGCGGTAACACAAGCGACCATTCAACCTTCACAGGTGCTGAAGGCGAAGTCACTGTCGATACTGATAAGAATACTATCGTTGTTCACGATGGTAGTCAGGCTGGTGGTTATCCGCTTGTAAACATGGATGGCAGCGATATTAAAATGCAGGTGGATGGTGATGGTGATACATATTCTCGGATTGTTTTTGATTCTATACAGCACCCGCATTCAGAAGACAGTGACGGGTTTACAAACCCTGTTTTTATTATTCAGGCTAACTACGATAGTACCGCCAACTACGGCGGCCAAGGAGTCGGCACAGAATATCTTGACGCTAATATATCGCAAATTGGTAACGGTGACTTAAACATATCCGCAGGCAAATTAAGGTTAAGGGGTAAGCGGTATTACGATAATGACCCAACTGGTGATGATAAGTACGCACACGACTCCGATATGGGTTTAAGCATCGATGGCGATGAGACTCAAGGAACAATTCTACGATTACACTGGGGCCAAACAAATAACACTAACCATAATATAAGGCTACAGCCAAGCGAAAACGGCATTATTGTTGAGGGTATGGGTGGTGCTTCTTCAACTACTGATACCAAAAGCAACACTGGAACAATCGGGACATTTAACGATGAAGACCTTTTAACCCTTGCTCAAAACCAGCTAACCGTTGCAGGCACTGTAACTGCTGATGGCATGGCGATTTACACATCGACAGGGAATATATCAGCAAGCACCTTAGTTACTGAGCGCGGCAAAAGAATCATTATTAATGGCGACCATGATATTACTTTGCCTGATGCTACAGCGAGCGAGGTGGGTTATACATGGGTAATTCATAACACGCATTCGGGTGCGATTACATTAGATAAGGGTACTGCTGACCAGACCGTTAAACACCTAACAGGCTCGGCGGTGACCACGATAACCGTTGCCACTGGTACTTCGGTTAATATCGCTTCTGGTGGTGTAGCAGAGCTTGTATGCACTGCTGCTGATAACTATATTATCTTTGGTTCGGGTATATCGTAATGCACAGCAGTGGGGTGGTTGCGGCGGCTGGTGGTTTAGACCCTGTAATTTCAGAGGTTACGATTACCTGCGGCACAAACACTCAAATATCTAAAACAACAAGGATTGGGTATAGCGAATCTATTTACGCCAGCGGCAGTATTAATGTTGACAGTTACGCGATAGGTAGCGGCGATGTAATAGATACCAACGGATTACTGTATAACAGCACCAATTCATCTGAATTTATTGACAGCTTTAGCAGTTTATCATCACAAGCAACCGTTGTTATTAGCTTTGTTAAAAGCGGCTCACTCCCATCAGTTAGCGAAGAAAACTATTTTAAAACCATTAGGTTTGAGAATCAGACTACTGGCGTAACAAAGGCAAGGCCGTACAGCAGCTTTACTAGAGGCACCCCAGCTACTATAGGTGGCGTTAGCTTTGTACAGTTTACAACAACTTTCGATTTAGGCTGGGCCAATAATGACGTTGTTAAAATTATATTGAGGCGGGATTGATGTTTACAGCCGAGATAAACCCAGTAGTTACTGATGAAGAATTTACTAGGCTGTTTAATTCTTCATGGGAGTCTATGAAGGAATTTATAGCTGGTGATAAAGAGCAGGCACTAGCCGGTCATCAATCTAATTTGCGAAGATTCGACACTATTGTCGCGGTGTATGAAGATGGATATTTGCTAACGATGCTGTGCGGTATCGCTGAAGGCTCAGAGCTTATTTACAAGGCTGCATATTTTGGGCCGGATGAGTCAGGCAGCAGGGCTTATGCTTATACGACAGAGTGGAGTGATGCGATAGATTCGGCAATGTCGGCTAATTTTGATGAATACCATATATCGACTTTGAACGAAACGCCAATTGAGGATTATGACATAGCAAGGCGTGACCTTGTTGTTCAAACGCGAGGCGATGCCTTGGAGTCTGGAACGCAAATTATTGATGGGCAAGAGCTTCACGCAATCAAATACAATACAGTAAGAGGTAATTAAAATGGCTACACAATTAACACAAGGCGAAGCTTACACAGCTAAAATACAAGCATCATACGGCACTGGTGTGCTTCAAGTTATTTACGGCTCTGCAACCATATACCTTCATGGCAGCTTAAATGGTAGCGACTACACTCTGATTGAGAGTTTTTCGGCAAGCACAATTAAAGAAGTAGTCCTTTGCCCGCACTTTAAATACTCAAGCAGCGCTACAGATGAAGATGCAAGCGGTTCGCTTGGAACTCATAAAGTAATTATAGATGAAACGCGAGGTGGATAATTATGCCACAACCAACGATTATTAATGCAGGAAACGACAATACCACTAACGATACAACGTGGTACGGCCTTACAGAAGGTTCGTCAAGGTCATCTGAAACAAAAGATATAACCATACCTGCTAATGCTAAAACTGTTTGCATAATTGCTGCCTTAGATGGTGGGTTTATCAACAGCGTAAGAGTGGACAGCGTTACTGTTTCTGGATTGACAGTGAAGCACACTTTGAACTTAGAAGATTATTATCCAAACACTCCGGTTGGTGTGCAGCATCATTTAATTGTTGTTTTAGATGTGTCTGACAAGGGCGCTTTAACACCAACAGTTACTGTTAATTACACAGCCGCTACAACCGAGGGCGCAAATATAGGCGTTCTTTGTGTCGATGGCTATTTAGTATCATCTTCAGGTTTTGGTGTAAACACCGGCATGGAGGAAATTCGCTCCCCGTCTGTGATAGCAGACCCAGAAAATACAACATTGGTTGTTATGGGTTGCTCAGATGCGCTTACATCAGCTGCGCTTACTGGAAATGGTGATACAGTTGTTGAATTTAAATCGACAAGTAGCGGAGGTTATGACCCTTCTATTCACTGCCTGAGTCAAAAAACATTTACAAACGGCTATGGTATCGTCAGCGGTGATTTCGCTGCCGGTCAAGATATGGGTAGGCATACATTGCAATTTCATAGCAGTAAACCGCCATTCCAAACTAGAGGTGGAATGATTAAGGACGTAGTTAGATGAGTAACTTAACGATGAGGGAGTTATTGGCAAGACTGGAAAAGCATGAAGCTGAATGCGGCATCAAGCTGGATGGGATAAACAAGCGACTTGATGAAGGCTCTAATCGGTTTGAATCATTGCAGAATAGTATATGGGGATTGTATGCGCTCATTATTGCTGGCGGTTTTTCTGTTGTTGCCGCTTTGCTCGCAAGCCAATGAAGCAAGCGTTGGCGACTTTGGTTCAAACCAGCAAGCAGAGGTAATCGACAACAGTAGCGAGACTAAAGTAACGCAAGAAGGTCAGGTGGTTAGTACGGCAGTTGCTCCGGCATCCCCAGTCTATTCACAAGATGTTTGCGTGTTTAATGGTGGTGCAGGTGTTCAAACTCAGCTACTTGGTGTTGCGGTTGGAACCAGCATTACCGATGAAACGTGCCAACGCTTAAAGCTATCAAAACAGCTTCAGGCGCTAGGCTTAAAGGTTGGGGCTGTAAGTGTTCTATGTCAAGACAATAGGGTATGGTGGGCGTTATATGACAGCGGTACGCCATGTCCAACAATGCGAGGTTTGATAGGTGAAAAAGCATATAGGTATTACGCGACTAATCCAAATAGCGTTCCTGAGCGCCCTGCCGGTGATGGCAAAAGGGGCATCACTCCAAGAACTAACCGCAAGCATAAACCAAGCCATAGGAAGTAACCTGGACAGCTTTATTAGCCAGTTATCTATGACGATGAATGGCCCTAATGTTGTTATCGTTAATTCCCAAACAGGCAAAGAATACTACTTAGACTTAGCTGAGGTACTCGCATTCAATGAGGCGTTTGGTGTTGCGCTTGAGCAATCAACGGCTGAGTACCTGATTAATCAATTCATCGACAATCAGATTGAAGGGTTAGAGGGTGAGTTTTATTCACAAAAAGAATTGCTGCTTGATCAGGCTGAGGAGATTGCGGCAGTAACGGCAATTGCGAGTGAGATTGAGACAGCGAAAGAGGCCCGTAAGATTGCGCTGAATGAGTACGCTGTAGAAAACAGCTTGACGGGGATTGAAGAAGATACAGTACAAATTTTCAACGCTACGATTGATGATATGGTTAGCACCAGCAGAACGGCGAATATGCTTGAGCAGTATCGCGGCGCTATTGTTGAGTCAGTATCATTTATTGCTCAGGCCACGGACACAGCGCAGGCGTTTTTCGATGGCGCTGAAACGGTAGCAGAGACTTATAACGACAGCCTCAATGTTGAGTGGGACGGCCAAAGTATTAGCGTTGAGGGTGAATTTTGGGAAGCAGCAGGCGAGCAAGAGTTCTACGGCGAAGCGCCTGCATTTTATGGAGAAGATACAGGTGAAGGTTGAGCAGATAGCTACATGGGTGGGCTTGTTTACAGCGGTCGCAGGTGCGGCGGCTAACTATGGTATCACTGAAAATAAAGTTGCTACCCTTGAACAAAAGATGTCGGAGTTGTATAACGTAGAAGAAATAAGGGTACTTGAGCGAAGATTAACCACACTAGAGGTGAGTTTAGATAATGTTAAAAACGCAATGGATGGGATTGAAGTTACAGATACAAGCGAAATACAAAGCCGGTCGAGCGTTAATCAAAGCAGAATACGAGCTTTGCAAAATCAGGTTGAAAGAATTGAAGCAGCGATTGAACAAATTCGTCAAAAGCTGGATAGATTAAATAGCAGCCCATTGTGAGGTAATCATGGCCAAAGATCCAAGATTAAAACGAGCAGGTGTTGAGGGTTTTAATAAGCCTAAGCGCACTCCTAGTCACCCAACTAAATCTCATGTTGTTGTCGCTAAAGATGGCGATAAGATTAAGACTATACGCTTTGGTGAGCAAGGTGCGAAGACTGCCGGTAAGCCGAAAGCTGGCGAGTCTGAAGCTATGAAGAAAAAACGAGCATCGTTTAAGGCCCGTCATGCCAAGAACATTGCCAAGGGTAAGATGTCAGCGGCATACTGGGCAGACAAGGTGAAGTGGTAATGGCTAAGTTTAGAAAAGTTCCTAAGACCAAAGGCGGCACACCAAAGAAATATGTTCGTGGTGCAAAGAGTAAGTCTGCCACTGAAAAAGAGATTAAGTCTACTTCCGCAAAATATAAAGCGGGTAAGTTAACCAAAGAAGAAATGAATCGAATAGCAAAGCGGAGATCGAAAAGTGCCAAGCCCAAGCGATAAAACTCTCAAAGGTTACTCTGAAAAATACAATGTGCCTGTAGGCGTTCTTAAGAAGGTAATGAAGCGCGGCCAAGGTGCATACTATTCTAGCGGCTCTCGACCAGGCCAGACTCCAACATCTTGGGGGTTGGCTAGGGCAAAGTCTTTTGCATCTGGTAGTGGTGGTGCAAGAAAGGCTGATAGTGATTTATGGAAGCAAGTTCAGGAAAAGCGCAAGAAGCGAAAAAAATAATTTGGGACAAAGGTTGTGGACAAGAAATTACTTGAATACTGCACGACTGACCGACAAAAACAAATAATTCAGTGTTTGGTCGATGGGCATAGCTATCGGCAAACTGCAAGGTTGGTTGGGATTTCTGCTGGCACAGTTTCTTCCCACATCAATACTGTTAAAACAAATGCTGCGCGTCAGGGGTACGCACCTGATCACAACATGACCAAACCTGCACCTGATGGGTTTACGGTCAAGGGTGTTTCTACTCTTTATGATGAAGATGGAAACCCAAAAGCACAGTGGGTAAAAACTAATCAAACTCAAGAAGATCAGTTAAACGCATTAAAAGCTGCGCTGGATGAGTTTCTCGTAGATCATGACGGGAAATCTCCCAAAATACCCGCACCGAAAAGTAAATTAAAAAATCAAGAGATCGCCATAATAAATATTGGTGATGCTCACTTCGGTATGTATGCTCATAATGATATATCAGGCGATAATTACGACACCAAGATAGCTGCAAAGCGGCATAAAGATGTCTTCGACCGGCTGATGATCAATGCCCCAGACTGCGAAACCTGCATTATCAATCAGTTAGGCGATTATTTTCACGCTGATAACTACGAGGGCTTTACGGCTCGATCAAAACACGCCTTGGACACTGATGGTCGATTAGAGCACGTTTTCCTAATTGGGCTTGAGGTTATGACTTACATGACCTCAGAGGCTCTGAAACGCTTTAAAAAGGTCATTGTCAGGCATTGTAGGGGCAATCATGATGATATCCTTAGCATGGCTATAAAAGCCCACCAGCAGGCGTGGTGGCGCAGCGAAAAGCGACTAGAGGTTGCAATGTCTCCTGCCCCAACATGGGTATATCAGCACGGTAAATCTGCCTTTTTGGTCACCCACGGACACGCCCCAAAACCAGCCAAATTAGCTGAGTATTTTGCGGCCAAATATCCTGAAATCTGGGGTGCGACAAAGCATCGATACTGCTACCATGGGCATATTCACAGCAAAAACACTGCTCAAGAAACATACGGTGGCTGTATTACTGAGTCATTTGCTGGGCTTCCCCCAGCTGATTCTTGGCACAATGAGCAGGGTTATGTTTCGGGCCAGTCGATGTGCCTAATTGTCCTTGATAAAGATAAGGGCGAGGTCAGACGTAGTACGGAGCGGGTTTGATGGGCGATATAAAAGATTTATCAGAGCATGAGAATTTTACATACAGCGATGCCGCTGGTGATGACCTGTACAACGATATAATGAAGCTTATTGATCAATACGCTTCTCAAGGTGCTATCAGTGCAACTGACGCTGTTGGCATATTGGAGTGGGCTAAAACCACTTTAATTATTATGAATACAACCTTTATTGAGGATTAAACAATGCCTAAAGTAGATGGAAAGAAATTTCCTTACACCAAGTCTGGTAAAGCAGCTGCTGCAAAAGCTAAAAAAAGTGCAATGAAGAAAAAACGTAAGAAATAAATGTACTACCTGGCGTTCGATGCTTACATAGACTTCGACCCGCCATTATCTAGAGTTGACGGGACGCTGCTTACTGAGGATGAACTATCGCATTATGTGATGGAGTGGGCTACGACCGAGAGTTATAACGAGCGCGAAATAGATACTCAAGGGGTGCAGCAGTTTGTTATTGAATTTACAGATGCAGATTACGAGCAAAATGAAGTCGATGTCCAGTTCAGTTTACGCGCTGTTGATACAGATGGAACCGAGAGCGACCCTGCTTTTTATCAGCTTACACTTGCTCCTTCTGATTTTACTGTCGGTAGCACAGCCAATGTACCTTTGGGCGATGGAGTTGTGCTTGTTATTTTTATCCTGTTCGCTGGCATTGTTAGTAGGACTATACACTGATGAAGTTTGATAAGATCAAAAACATAGTCGGGGCTATTGCGCCCACTTTAGGAACCGCTTTAGGTGGGCCATTAGGTGGTACGGCGGCATCTGCTATCGCTAGTGTTTTAGGGTGTGGTAATGATGAAAAATCAATTGAGCGGGCGTTACAGCAGGCAACTCCTGAGCAACTTACAGAAATTAAAAAAGCAGAAATTTCTTTTCAGCAAAGATGCAAAGAGCTTGAAGTCGATGTTTTTGAGCTTGAAACAATTGACGCTCAAAACGCTAGAGCTTCTTTTGCAGATGATTGGACGCCTCGTGTACTGGCCGTTGCTAGCTTTCTTATTTTTGGCGGTTACGTTTTCTCTGTTACTTTTTTCCCTCTTGAAAACACTTCAGAAACTATTGTTTCTTTGACCATGGGTTATATGGGCGGAATAGTGTCAGCAGTTTGCTCATTCTATTTTGGCGCTTCAAATAAAAAAGATTAAAATTTTTGGGAGCTTTTACATTGATTAATAAAAAAAGATTAATCGATCAGTTGATCGTGCATGAGGGTTTGGTGCTGAATTCATATGAATGCACCGCAGGCAAGGTCACTATCGGGGTTGGTAGGAATCTAGAAGATAATGGCATCTCTAAAGAAGAGGCTATGTACTTGCTTGAAAATGATATTGCGCGTATCGCTGGCACTTTATACCGCACCTTTGACTGGTTTAAAGATTTAAGCGAGGGCCGCAAAGAGGCGATCATCAATATGGTCTTCAATATGGGGCTTGGTAATTTCCAAAAGTTTAAAAAGACCATATCGTATATTGAGCGCGGCGAATTTGAGCTGGCAGGCGCTGAGGCGCTAAACAGTCGCTGGGCTGAACAAGTAGGGCAAAGAGCCATAGACGTTGCTAACCAGCTTTCAGGGCCATAAGCGCCCTGCCGATTAATTCAGGTATTTGCGGCACTACGGCGTTTCCGAGCGATTTAACTCTGTCCACCCTGTCGGGTATCCCATGTGATTTTCCAGAAATGATGGGCTGATGTGTATGGTCTTGCCTAAAACTGCAAAATGGTCGGGTAAAGAGTTTGTCGAACCGCGACCCTTGAGGTTCAATGTTTCCAGCTTTCTCGCTCCCTTGTAATCTCTCGCGCTGGGGGTAGGCAATAATCCAGACCCGATCTCTGTGGTGGTTTGCGCCAAGCTGGGAAGCTGGTATACAGTGCCACTCCGCATCATACCCGACCTTGGAAATGTCCCATAGTATTCGCTTAAACCAGTCTCCCCCATTTCCAGCAAGCAGGTTTGTGACGTTCTCAAAGATGGCGTATTTAGGTCGAAGCTCCCCAAGTAAACGGGCGCACTCCGACCATAACCCTGACCTTGTGTCCTCACTGATGCCTTGTTGTTCTCCGGCAAGGCTGATGTCTTGGCAGGGGAATCCGCCGCAAATAACGTCAACTGAGATTCCATCATTATCTAATCTCTCTTTTGTTAGTGTAGTAACGTCATTATAAATGGGTACGTCAGGCCAGTGCTGGGCCAGAACGCGGCGAGGGTATTCTTCAATTTCGCAAAATGCCACTGTGGAAAGCCCTGCTCGCTCCAACCCTAAGCTAAATCCACCAATGCCACTAAATAAATCAAGCACACGCATATCTGCTCCAGAACTCTAAATCACTAACAAAGTTCATGTAGTCCAGCTCTTCATCGCTACAGGTAAGCAGGTCAAAGACGCAGCATACAATTTCTTCGGCTATCGTTTCAGTCTTTATTGTCGTACCAATAATCACAGTAATTTTTCCTTATGTATTCATCTATTTCAATTAAGCCGCGCTCTAATACTTTTCTAACCTGGTCAATATCGTCAAGCTGATAAGCCATCGTCATGTAAAACCGAGCTTCGGACACCTGAGCATAGCGCTCAACCTTTTTTTCATTCTGAGTCATCTTTAAGCCTCTTGTATTCGCCAGCCGCCTCCAATATCAAACCCTGTTCAGCGGCTATCATTTGAGTAAATTCCATTAAGTTATACATTTCCCCAACCCCAAGAGATCCTATACTCTTATAATCTTTTTTTTCTTCCCCAGTGAACACATCTCGTTTTGTGTAGATCATCCACGGCCATCTATTCTGAGTGTATGCGGCCTTTTTTAGACTTGCTTTAACAGACTCTTCTTCGTCCTCAGTGACCGAAGAGGCTGGTATATTCATGAAGTGCGATGCCATCTCCCTACACCATATGTGGAATAGGGCTTTTTGCCCGATGCTGGCCATCGTTGCGTTTTTATAAATCACCTTGAACGGCTTGCCTGACCTAATTCTATTTTCAAGCTCTACCAAGCAATCTTCGGCGCAATCATCATGTACTGGGTTTACCAAATATTCTGAGGCCATTATTTATTTTTCCTAACGTATATTTTGCTTTTTAGCTTCCTGTAAGTTTTATTGCCGACACGCAGGTCGTGGCATGAAGTGTTCTTTGTAGAGGCAAGCTTCGCCCACGTTAACTCATCAAACCCATCACGAATAGCCATCATTGCTAACACGCTAAAAGGTTCAAGGTGGGTATAATCTTTTGGGTTGTCTCTTATTTCATGGAGCTGGTAGTTAGATCCAATATCACTACTTAATTCTGTTGTCCTGCTCAACCATGGTTCTTCGTCTTTATTGAAATTACCGTCATGTGTTCCTGACAACCCCCTAGCGTCGAGATATGACTTCATTCCACCTGACATATAATCTGGTCTTACTCCCACTCTATATCCCATGTTTACACCTATAGTTGTATGTTTTTATCCCATAACTGGGTTACTAGCTTTGTCTTTAAAAGACCAAGATCAAATGGATTTAAAAACCAAACCATTTCATTTTTTTGGGCGGCTGGCTCTTTGTAAGCTTTTTTGTCATTTAAAAGCTCGTTGAGAGCTTCATCGACAAGCTTTTTTGACTGATTAGTCTTTTTGATAAAATAAGTGGCGCTCCTGCCTTCGCCACTCATAAGATCATCAACAATTTGTTTTTTTATTATTTCTACTCTGACCATTACTTTAACTCCTTAAAAGGGAATGTCATCGTCATGAAACTGATGTGCTGGCTGAGGATCTTGCTTCGCCAACCCCTGCTCAATTTCTTTAGCCTTACTTTCTTTTTTACGAAGATTAAGCTTCATGTATGGGATGCCATTTTTAGACTTGCGAACAGCAGCGCCAATCCAATACTCAACACCTTCAACATCGATTGTGCCTTTGTAATCATCGTGCCATTCTTCGGCTTTTTCGCCCTGCTCTTTAAATAAAACACCTTTATTAGTGTTGTCATATTGTTCCATCTTTCGCCTCCTAAGCGGTTTAATGATTGGTGGTTCTTGGTTTAGGTAAGTTTTTACGAATTGCATTTTCATATCCTTTAATTAAAGTGCCGCCTGTAGGCTTAAGCTGGGCGGCGCAGCGCAAAGGGTTGCAGCCTACTACAATGACCATTGTGCGACAGTGCAGCTTTCGTTCCACCTGTTCTTGACTTTAATATTGGTGGTCTTTACAGGGTAGCCAGCAGCTCTTAACTCACAAATTCTAGCTGTCGGGTTCATGATCCCAAGCTGCTGCCAAGCCTCTAACCTGGTTAACGTGTTGCCATCTTCAAGGTGTGACAATACGCGGTCAAACTGAGTTTGCTTCACTTTTTTCATTTCAATGCACCTTTCGTGTTATATCAATAATTTCATTTCTGATTTCTAAAAATACATCGCCAAGATTTTTCAATACATCTTGCTCACCAAGAGTGATAAGTGTGACGCTATGGCCATGCTCAATCAGCAGGGCATAATCATCATTGTCGTGCTGGACTATCTGAAAGCCCAGATGGCTTGCGCTTTTTCTTTTCTTGCTTTTCATTCGATTTCCCCTTCCCGAAAATTCGATCAAATTCTTTGTTAAATTTGTCGCGGTCGTATGGCCGCTGATCTATACCTTTATGCCCCATTGAAACCTTCCTTCAACAGCTTTCGCTCCTGAGTTGTAAACCAGCCACCCTTTGTTGGGGCAAGCCATAAGTCGTATTTGCTGTCATTATCCAGCTCGCGCCAAGCCTCAATGGCATACTGAACGCTCTCTGGTGTATTAACCGCTAAAGAGTCACGGATATACTTAAGAGAGTCTTTGTTGCGATCCACTGCAAGGGCGCAGCGCTCCTCATGAGTCGGTTCTGGCTTTCCCCGCATCATCGCAGCCTCAGCATCATCATCAGCTGTTGGAAGCCCTGCCATAGCCTGTAGGGCGTATCTACGGGCGTAAGTTATCGCACTACCACCTGCCTGCGGGTCAGCTTTCGTAAGAGGTAGAAAAAACTCGCTTTCTAGGTACTGGCCACTTTCATGCATCAGGATCGTTTTGACTCCTACACCATTGCCGCCTTCAGATGTGACCGGAAACTGCGCGTAAGAAAGCCCATTGTTTGCAAAAGGCTCTTTGATTGCCTTTATAACCGATGTAAGATCGGCGTATGATGATTTAAAAAATGGGTTTGATGCAGACTTAACTGCACCTCCCATCTCTGCCTGCGCCTTACACAAGGCCGCTGCAAGCTCGCTTAAATTATCTGATTTCATATTATTTCCCCTTTGTTAGTTCTTCGTATCTCTTAACCCAGTCAGCAGCATTAGTGGCGCAAACAGCGGCAGCATTAAAAGCATAATCACGACCGTTACCAATGCCAACAGACAGAGCATCAGCAGACGAGTCAGCAAAAGAGGCAGCAACCCAAGCGGCATACGCAGCATCAGCATTATTTTTAAGCTGTTTTTTAGTCAAGCTCTTTGGGTCATCAAGCCACTTTTTAACTAATTCAATATGCTTACTCACCACGCAACCCCAAACCAAAGCCCAAAACCATGAATAACCCCAATTGGCGCTATCACACCGCCAGCTAACAACAACAGGTACTTCGCATAAATCAAGCAATGCACAATATGTGTTAACCAGGCTCCAACGCAACTAAGCGCAAACATTATTAAAAATAAACCAGCTGTGTCATCTTTCATTTCGATTACCCCTTTAAAATGGAATGTTATCTTCTGCTTGCTCTTTGTTAGACTCTTGGTGCAAGTCCCAAGCAATGTCGGCTTTTTTCAGAATCGCGCCAACAAAGTCGTTTTGGCACATGAATTCATCGCGATACTCTCGCAAAAACTCACATATTGTGAGATGTAAATCCATATCCAATGATTCTCTAAACGCTTGATGGGATTGTGCATCACCAAACCCGTTAAAATCTGCCATATCCTGCAAGTCACTAACTATAGTTTTAATTTTGCTCATCTTTCTGCCCTCCTGTCCTTCATTTGGTCGTAGTCGTAATCGCCGTTTAACTGATAATAGCAAGCATAGTGCATATTGAACTTTTGCTTATGCTCATCTTCCATCACTTCACCGCAGTATTCGCAGATATATTCTTCTGCACATGACTCGCAGTGAAGCTCACCGTTTACTTCAGTGCAGGGATGCCAGTCGTTATCAACCAAGGCATCGCACTGAAAGCAGGTATACATCGCCATTAGATTTCACCTGCATCAAGTTGACGGTCGTACTCTTCATCTTCGATCGAGATACGCAGGTCATCTTCAAGCTGCTCTGGGAATCGCTCAATAATATTCATCATGCACTTGCTTAATATTTCTCTAACGAAATCACCGCCTACACCGGCTTGCGTTAATCGTGCAATTGAGCGGGCATTCTCCGCTAGCGTTTCTTCAAATTCTTCATTCAAGTAATCAAGAATTGTGCAATCAAGATTTTTGGCCAAAGCTTCTTGTAGCGCTTGAAAGCATTGGGTTGTATTCCAAGCCTCACGCGCTGGCTCTTCTGGTGAATTAACTCTTAGTGGATTGTCTCTCATGGTAAAGCCCCTTTCGCTTTGTTTTGAATATGAGTTTAATTTTACGCGCAATCTTCTCATCGTCAAATTAACTTTTGTTAATGATTGAGTCGGCCCAGCTGGTGTCCCGTAACCTAGTCATTGCCGGATCTTTCTTCTCACGGGACTGGTTGAACTTCACAGCGTTAACGTACCAGGTTCTCCATGCTGCACCGTAGTTTTTGATTTTAGCGTTGGGCTTACTCTGGTGATGGGCGCAAAAAAGCTGCCATTGTTCATCAAGGTCAATGGTCGCTCCCTTTTTCATCCAGTAGTCGATCGCCCTTTCAGCTAATTCAACAGGGCAATCATCATTATTTAATATTTGTTTATTCCCTTGTTTATTCCCTTGTATATTCGGGTCTAATGGTTGCAGGGGTAGGGGTGCAACAGTTGCAGGGGTGGGGTCTAATGGTTGCAGGGGTGCTTTTGATGTATTTGCATCATCAATCTGCTCGATTGCTGCATTTGCATCATTAGGCAAAATGGCTTTATATCTGTTCGTCCCTGATGGGCGGCCACCATTTGATCTCTCTATTTGGAGAAACCCCGCCTGCTCCAGCGTCTTTAAATGCGTCCTTACTGTTTGCTCGGATAGACCAGTTTCCTTCGCTATACGGCCCACAGAGGGCCAGCAAAGGTCACGTTTGGCATTCATATATGTTCGCAGATACGCTGCGACAAACTTTGAGTTGCTTGGTAGCTCAGTCGTCCAGATGAACTCCAGCCAATCTATTATTTTGTTCATACCCTTCCACCTTAATGAAATTTCTTACAAGTCGTTTAATTTGTTCGTGGTCTTCTTTTTTGACGTACAGCCCACGAATCTCAGCCAGGCCTTTTTGTTTTTGTCGCTGACGATAAGTTTTTACTGCCTCAGTGCTAGTAGTTTTCAAAGTCAATGTACCTCGAATGCCCTTCTCTTCGTTTATCTAAAATTAATTCGTGCTGCTGTTTATAGTGCTTGGATATCAGCCCAGCTTTATTGTCTTTAACGAGCTGCTTTGCCGTATTTGTATCGTTTTTGCGCTCGACCAGTAATGCATACCGGCCTTCACCGAGGATTTGTTCAGCCCATCGCGAAAAATCGTGTGGGTTTGCTGACATCTTCTGGTGACACCCATAACAGTGCGCGAAGGCATTGTCACCGTGCCACCTAACAGATTTGTTTGCGCGACCAAAATAATGACTGCAATGCAGGCCAGTCGATGACCTGTCATATTGCTTAAAGCAAACCTCGCAAGTGTAATCTGTGCGCTCTCTAACGCATTTTGAAAACCAATGATCAGCTGCATCACGTTTTATGCCCATATTTTTCTCTAATCTGCTTCTTAGCCACGCATCCTAAGACAATGACCTCGTACAGCTCTGGTTTATTTTTATACCACTTCAATAGGGTGTCTCGATAAACACCCCCCGTTAACTCCTGAACTTCTTTCAAAGATTTCAGGCCGTAAGCTTTTGCATACTGCGAACAAGTTATATTTTGCATGACTTGATTATACCAATTGCGCGTAATAATTCTAGTTGATTTAAATATTTAATTTTATCCACTAAATTTTGGGAGCCTTTGCCTTAAATTTTGGGAGCTTTTCTCTTAGATTTTGGGAGCTTTTTTACTGGATTGGTGTCGGCCAGTTAAATCAACCTGGTACTGTGCAAAAACACAGCACTGAGTATTTATACAGTAAATTTTTTGACGCCAAAAAAGTGACGCGACCGAAAATTGACGCCAAAAAAGTGACGCCATATCGCGATCGAATGAAAGCGTAAGCCCGCAAAGCTTTGCGATTGCAAGTTAACAATAAGTAATATTATATTGCGCGCAATTAGCTATACTTATCGCATCAATACAAAAAAGGGCTTTTATTATGAAATTACAAAAAACATTAGCAGAAATAGAAAATAGCGCGTTATTAACTGATAGCGCTAAACAATGGGCGCGTGATAATTTCGATTATTTAACGCAAGTTAACACGCCATTAATTAACGTGAATTCAAGCGCTAAAATTGTTAAAGGAAAAAAGCTTAACATTAACACGGGCATTTTGTATTTAAAGCCCGCCGATAGCATTGCAACGACTACGCTTTGCGCGGGCGCTGATTTAGCGGGCTGTAAAACGGGCTGTTTAGAAAGTAGCGGGCAACTAGGGATGCAAACTGGCGACAATGCCAAAATAAAACGCACTATTTGCTACTTATTAGAACAAAAGCGCTTTTTTGATGAATTGCGAGCGGAAATAGCGCGCCATTATAAAAAGCACGGCGATTCTTTGGTTATTCGATTAAATGGCACTAGCGATATCGATTTTAGCGCTTTTATTTCGTCAATGCCGGATATTCGATTTTACGACTATACGAAAATTTATGCGCGATTAATTAAAAACAACCTGGCTAACTACGATTTAACTTTTAGCGCTAGTGGTAACAATGCGCGAACAATTAAACAGGCCGCGCGGGCTATAACCAATAATTACCGCGTAGTCATCCCCATGAATAACGCCGAAACAATAGGCGAGAAGCCCATTAAAAAGCGCATAGGCGATATTAAATTAATCGATATGGATACCACAGACGCGCGGTTTTTAGATAAGCCCGATTCGGTAGGCTTTTTGCGTAGAAAGGGCAGCAACAAATTAGAAAGGGCTGCAGATAGTGTGCGGGCTAATTTCTTTTTTAATGATCAATCAATAAAAGCGCTTGAAAGCGCATTAAAAGGGCTTTAGTTATGAATTGTTACGCGGTTTTTACTTTTTATTATGAATCTGGCGAATTGTATGCAAAAAAAGCGTTTAATTTTAAAGCGCGCGGCAAAAAACACGCGCAAACTATTGTTGATTGTTATTTTGATAATAAACAGCAATTAAGCGCTTTTAAGTTAATTGGTGACTATACGGTTTATTTTAACAAAACTAATCCAGTATTTGAGCCGAACCAATTGCGGCACTATCGCGGCAAGTTTACCGGTGCGGTTTCGCATTCAATAGCCAACAAATGGGAGTTAATATAATGGCGTATTCAGGGCAATATATTAGGATACAACGAGACGCGGGCGGCATTTTCGCCAGTAATCGGGCATTAATCAGGGCTGCGCGCGGCAAGCTTAAAAAATCGGGATTAACGCGGCATAAGAGAAAAGCCCGCCATTATTGGTTGCGTGATTTAATAGCAATCCACCAAAACCAACAAAAAAAATATATTGATAATCGATTATAGTTAACCAAAAAAATATTTTATCGCCCGCTATCATGCGGGCTTTTTTTTCTGAAAATTTTGGGAGGTTTTATACTGAGCCTGGCGAAAAT